ATTGAGATTGTTTTCGATACGCTTGATAAGCGCCGTTCTTTCGTAAAAATTAATAGAAGTCATGTCTTGTTACCTCTTGTGTGTTTGTTTACTTGATCCTGTCTTACGATATTCTCCCAGAAATATCAACTATTTGAGAGAATTATTTCTGTTAATCCCTTGCTTTTTGATTATCTCAGAATGCTTATCACAGATTAAAGCTATTCTTGTCAGCGGTACGCCTGATAGAGAGTGATCTTGTAACTTAACAATATTTAAGACAGAAGATTTTAAAACTTCAAAATCTTCTGATTTAAGAAACATAATTAAGATTATAAAGTTGCAAATCACTCTTGAGGTAAATAGAAAAATCCTTTAATTGCTGGAAGACAATTAAAACTAACAGGCAAAAAAACAACTTTTATACCATCGCAATACCAACCATCATCATGTAAAAAAGTAAATCTTTTATCAAGATTAGCTCCTTTGGTATAAATACACTTACTTTTAATGTACTCAAGTACATCTTGCGCTTTTTCTATGCAGTCATCAAAAGCTTTTTCTATTTGATGTGGTTGATATGGTCCGATAATAATTTCTTGACTATCGACCCGGCAACATTCAGCATAAAACTCCCCTAAGATACCGCTAAGACTAGGTTGCAATATGATCGTTTCTTCATTTCTAGTAGCCGTAGCAGGAACGACAGCACTATTATCTTTTAGCCAACAGCAAGAATCAAACTTAATATTATCTGTATCGACAAAACCTTGTTTGTTTAATGCCCATTTTACAGTTTCTTCACAGGGATTACCGTCTTCCCCGATAAACGGAGGTTTTGCGTTCCACATATTAGCCAAAGATACCGTTTTTGCGCCCAATCTTTTGTATATGTTCATAATCTTCATTAATGCTAGTGTTAACATAAAACGGGAATAATTTCCTGTTTTGACTTAATTGCTTGTTACCAAATGCTGTAAAAGCGATAGCCACCTTTTATAGCCTCTACGCTGAAATGGGTGTTATTGTGTTTGTAAGCATCGTATATCTCTTTCGCCGTCGGCAACTCTAGAGACAAATCAACTAAAGCCATCACGCTGTAGAGTGTGTCGTGGATACCGTGAGTTAACCTCCCGCAGGAACCATAACTAGCTCTGAAACATAGATAGTGATGTAATCTAGAACGTCAGTCATGTTATGGCCGTGTTTTGTGTGAATAACCTTTGCTATAAAACTAGCCACGCATAGTTTTAGTTAGATGCTTGCCTGCCTAGTGCCTGCTTAATCCTGTATGTGTAAATTACAATCAACGATGTCTCTTATGAGCCTACCAATTACTCTAGTAATCCCGGATTTGGGTCAGACCAGTTTAATAATAACAGATACGCCCAGCGACCTCATTGCTGTAGATGGAGGTAATCTATCAGAGGCCGCTAGCGCTATCGCTATACGTAACAAGATAGGTAGTCTTCAGGGAGAAGAGCGGCTAAGTGCATTAGTGCTTAAAGATGTTCCTCCTGGCCCGCCTGGCCCGCCTCTATTAATTAAAGGTAATCTTAATTCTGTAGGCAATCTGCCTACTAATCCCGCTATAGGGCATGGTTATTTAATTCAAGGTATTCTTTACACTTGGTCAGGTATAGAATGGATTAATGGCGGACAACTACAGGGTCCTATTGGGCTATCCGCTTATCAAGTAGCCCTGAGCAACAGTTTTGTTGGAACCGAACAAGACTGGCTAGAAAGTTTAAAGTTCCAATGGAACAGCACTAACTGGTAAATTATGACAACTTTTAAAGTATTTCGAGAAACTGCGCTTCCTGGCACTCTTCAGCCTTATGCGATATATTTTGTGGCTCCGTCAGCAAAGCCAAATTATGTCGAAATTTATGTGTCGGATGCTACGGGGGCTTTTGCTAAACGAGTTATTACTGATAATGATGTTCAGGCATTAATTGATGCTTCGATTTCTGGTTTGGCTGGAGAAATGCCAGTTGTAGCTGATATAGCAGCAAGAAATGCTTTAGCTTCGACACTCACCAAAAACACTCAGGTTTTAGTGTTAAATGCAACTGGAGATTCCACAGTAACAAGTGGTGCAGCCACTTATTTGTACCGATTTTCTACGACTTCTTGGATTAAATTAAACGAAGCTGAATCAATGGATTTAGTCTTGCAGTGGGCAAATATTCAAGGTCGGCCAACTAGCTCGGCTTCTGCTATTGATGCGGCCGTAAATAATAGCCACACTCATGCTAATAAAACTCAGCTTGATAAAATCGGAGAAAACGCTAATGGCTTGTTAACTTATAGCAATTTGCTTCCCACAACAGGCTGGAATAGTGTAGCTTGGTAAGATGAGTGAATTTAGAGTACAAAAAGTAGTCAGCAGTTTGCCAGGGACATTACAGGCAAACACCCTTTATTTTGTCCGGACTGGTGACGGTTTTGATTTGTTTTGTAGTGATCAAACTGGTAGCATTGCTCACAAACTAAACGATGGAGACGCACGAATTCAACGAGAATCAGTTTTACTGCGAAGTGCAAATACCGGCAGCGGGACCATTACTTTGCCGATTTTTTACACAGAAAATATAACTTTGTTGAGAATTGTAAACGCTCAAAACACTCTAATCGGATCTAGCGGTAGTGCTATAATTAATGTGCTTTTTGGTAGTGGAATAACTTTTACCACGATTCCAGGATTAGGCAATCGAACGATTACAACAAGTCCTACAAATCAATCAGTGAGTGGTAATGGACAACTGATTGCAACTACTCAAAATATTAGAATAGAATTTCTTTCGTTTACGAGTGGCCCAGTTGATATTAGTTTAACTTTTGAATATTCACGAGGATAATTATGCCTAACAGTTTAGACGCTCAAAATTTGTTTCGGAATAGTTCCGAATATTTAGAAATATATCAAACCGCGTTAGAAAACGTAGCTGGACAATTTAACGGATTAATAACTAATCAAGCTTTTTTTGATGCCGACATTAAACCTACTTTAATTAACGATCAAACTGTTCGGATTTACACTTATAAACGGCTTTTGTCCGAGATGATTCTTTTTAACCCTTACGTTAAGTTTAATTTAGCTAAACTTGCTATGGCCGCGGCAGTATTTGGAGAAACTCCACAGCTTTTGCTTTCTGTTAATACCGAGGGTAAATTAAATCCGATTCTTGAGTCGGATATTTTGCGAGTAGTAAGCGAGCAGTTTGTTGATAACAATTTACTAATTCAATTGTTAAATCAAAATATTTTTAAAATATCAGTGGTTTTTAATTAATTATGCTTATAATTAATGCCGCTCCACCCCCATCTTCTGATTTAATTCCAGGTACAATCTTTCAGTTTGTAGGATTGACAGTTAATGCTGGATCAGTTGCGAACGTGACAAATGGCTCGGGCTTGACTTCTGCTACTCCTGCGTTAACAGGAGTACACGAAACTTATAGTAATACGAACGGCGTGCGAAGTGCCAATATAATAACTTCTCCTGTTAGTTTACTATTTACTTTTCCTGCTGTTTTTTGGGTAACTGGAATAAGCTTTTGGCAGGTTACAGGCTCTACTAACAACAATAATGGAATTCGATCTGTTTTAATTCAGTCTTCTTTGGATAATTCGTCGTGGATTTCAATACCTAACGGAACATTAGAGTTTCCTTTTGGAGGTAGCACACCTTCAAATCCGATTGTTATCTCTTGGACTCCCGTTCAAGCAAGGTTTATTAAATTTTTGGTTAATAGTGTTTGGGGCGGTACTAGAATCGCTCTTTTAGAAGTGCAATTTGCTGGATATTTGTAATTTTTTACTTTTGGCAAAATTTTGCTACTGATTCTCTGACTTGATTTCCTTTAGTTTGTAATAGATTAAACCAACCTATAAAACCTATTCCAGATGAACTAATAGAGGAAATAATAGATGCTCACTATTGCAGTTAAAACTGTTTTATTATTGATATAATAAACCAAGAGATAATTATAGCACATCTAAAAGCTTATGTCGTTTCTGATTCTGATGACAATATTCGAGTCGCCAACATGACCGAACTGGAGACACTGGCACCGAACAAGATTGGCTTAATAGCCTAAAACCTCAATGGATAATTACAGACTAAAAACATGACCACAACCTTTAAGCCTTCTAAATTAACTGCAGTCCCATCGCTACCCTGCGCTCCTAATGCTGTTTTTTTTGTTGCTCCGACATCAAAGCCGAACTATGTCGAAATATATGTTTCGAATAGCGCTGGGACTGCTCTAAAAAGATTGCTGACAGATGCCGATATTCAGGCATTAATCGATGCTTCAATTTCTGGGTTAGCTGGCGAAATGCCAATCGTGGCTGATATAGCAGCAAGAAATGCCTTATCTCCTACTAAGAATACTCAGGTTCTAGTCTTAGACGCAACCGGAGATTCCACTGTGGCAAGCGGCGCGGCTACTTATCTCTACCGGGTTTCCACAACTTCTTGGATTAAATTAAGCGAAGCTGAATCGCTTGATTTAATTTTACAATGGGCTAATATTCAAGGGAAGCCCACTAGCTCTCCTAGTGCTATTGATACTGCCGTAGGTAATTCCCACGTGCACAATAGCAACTTGACCCAACTTAATAAAATAGGAGAAAATGCTGATGCACTTTTTACCTATAATAATGCCTTGCCCAAAATTGGCTGGGAGGGAACAATTGCATGGTAGTTTTTCACCCTGAAAAAGTAATAGGAGGCTTACCTTCTACTCTAACTCCCAATGCCGTTTATTTTGTCAGGGTAGGGAGTGGAATCATGATTTATGTCGCCGATGCTACGGGAAGCGCGGCTTACTCTATAAATCAGGAGGCTGGGGGAAGTGTTGAAGATTCTTGGCCAATTACTATTTTTGCACTTACTGCGAATGATCCGCGATTAGAGGGTACTAATTTTCCAAAAATACTAACTTTACCTCCTTTTCCTACAGGAGTAACAATTAATAAAATTTCTGGACTAATTAACTCTCTGAGTAGTGGAAGTGCGGTTCTTTCTATTCAAAATGGCACGAATACTATAACAGGACTCGATAGCTTGAATTGCACTACTACGGTATTGGCCGATCAGTTAGCTACCGCTAATAACATTCTTAGCGCGGGCGGAAGATTAAGAATTAGTTTTACTTCGATTACAGGATTAATTAATATCAGTTTTCGCATAGATTACACGGAGAATCCCTAATGCTTCCACTGAACATTGATCCGATGCCAATCCCTAATCAGGTAATAAATCTTATCTCCAATTTACCTCCAATTACTACGTCTGTGGTAGGGGGTCAAATATCCCCTGGTGCGTGGGGAAGTTCGAGTTTTACAATTGGCACCAACCCTTTTGTCCTTACATCAATCACTCTTCGGTTTGCACAAATCACTGCAGCTACTCCACCTAACAATTTATTCGTTCGTCTCTATAACGACAACGCTGGGACTCCTGGTAGTGAGATCACCAGTTTTACTTTTACTAACCCTGGTTCCATTACTACCACTACCGCCAATAATATTTTTACCCTTTCCACTCCGCAAACATTAGCCGCTAATACTACTTTCTGGTTAGTCGCTGGAAGCGGCAGTGGACAATATGTATGGGCTTTAACTAACTCTGTTAACGAAACAGGGGAGTCTGGCTGGTCGATTGGAAACAATAGTTCCCTTTTTAGTAGCAATCAAGGAGGAACGTGGACTTCTTATAATAATCTCTATTTTCAATTTAGCGTTAACGGGCAAAGCTATTCTCCTGTTGCTGGTGATCCCTAATCTTTTTCAGACTACCGACGGACTTCTTTATATTAATTTTCGTCAAAGTGGCGTTTTTGCTATAACGACGGATAGTGCTATTATAGCTTTGTCTCCTTCACCTGTTCCGCTTAATCAGTGGAGTTATTTCGCGGTAACAAGGAGCGGTTCTGTTTTTAGGATTTGGCTAAATGGAGTTAGCGGTACGCCTGCTACAGCTAATCTTACTTTTGCATCTACAGCTACTGCAATAAGATTTGGTGACGGATTTTTAGAAACATTAAACGGATATATCGATGAATACCGTATTACCAAAGGCGTTGCCCGCGAAATTACTTTACCTACAACCCCATTTCCTGACCTATGATTCAAAATCTTTATTATCACGTCTTTGGAACTGCTAGAGAAAAAGCTTAGATGGAACTTAAGATAATCCCACTATTGCAGTTAAAACTGTTTTAGATTTGATAAAATACAGTAAAGCCAAGAGGTAATTATGTCAGATCTAAAAGCTTATGTCGTTTCCTGTTCTGATGACAATATTCGAGTTGTTAACATGACCGAATTGGAGGCTAAAGACGCTAAAATTAAGGCTTTAGAAGATAAAGTGTATGAGTTAGAAACTCATATTAAATTATTAACTGACGAGCCTGATAAAGCATAAAGAAAAACGTACACTGGATTAGAGGACTAGTGGTACATTGATATTAACGGCGATATATTAATAGCACACAAGTTAACTTGCGTGCTATTATAATTATTTGTGGATTATTAATTGATTTAATCTTCGGAGATTATCTGTGCTCAGAGAAAAACTTGCAGAATATGCCCACGAGGCTTGGTCGAGGCGGATGCGCTATCTCTTTTCAAAATCTAATAGTCAAAAAGCGATTAATGAACTCAGAAAAACCAGTGGACTGACCTGGGAGCAAGTTGCCAAACTATTTAATGCTTCACGTCGAAGCATTTATTTCTGGGCAAGTGGACAGCTTCTAGCTAGTGACAATGAGGAGAAATTAAATAGATTACTGGGAGTGATTAGATATATTGATCGAGGAAGTGCAAGCCTTAACCGTAAGTTATTATTGAATCCTAATGCTGATGGGGAACTGCCTTTAGACCAATTAATATCAGGAGAATATGATAAAGTAAGAGAGAATCTTGGGCGTGGTAATCCACCCAAAAGACCGCAATTAACGCCCTTGTCTGAGGAGGAGAGTGAGCTTCGTAGGCCTTTACCACCGGAGATATTAATTGATGCTTTACAAGATTCTATTTATCATGATGTTAGACGTTCTAGACCTGCTAAAACAATATAGCCGCATAGGAAGATTATAGAATAACTATTTGTTTAATTAATAGCACACAAGTCAATTTGTGTGCTATTAATAGTTGTGTGTTATTATTAGAATAATTACTTTAGGATTCAAATATGCCAGCTGCACTACCAGATTTATCTACGGCCATACTTAAGGAGTATCCTAATTGCGCGGGCCCCATATTAGATCAATTAGTTCATTGGGTTGATGAATACGAACTCACCTGGGTACCTGATAGAGACGGTAAAGATGCTTACTTCTTAATGCCTGAAATAGCACAAAGGCTTAAGATGTCGGTTAGCAATGTCAGGAACTTATTTAACCCTATTGTACGCGCCTGGGTAGATAAACCTGGTTTACCTAAACCACGTCTGATTAAGTTAGATGCTGTAGCTATTAAACCATTCCAAAGAGCACTATATACTTATTACGATGTCAATTATTATAATAATCACCTATGGGTATGTAATTGGACAGCGGCTTATGGGCGTATAGCTCTCTATAATAATATTAGGCTGGGCCCCACTCTCTCTCGCAATGTAGAGGGAAGTAAGACAACACCTGCACCACGAGCTATATCTATACGTAACGTAGGCCCCGCCTATAACTCTGAGCTTGAGATACAGATAGATCTAATATTATTAGCTAGTTATACTACTAACCCCTTCACTAGGGAGTTAACTGTAATTAACACATTAGAGAGTCGGGCCCGCACTCGTCGCTTTGACCTATGCCGTTCTAGTAATGGTAATACACAGGTCATAGAGATTAAGATTAACCCTATTGACGTAGAGGACGTAGTATCTACTATAGCTGATAAGGGTTATATAGAACTAGCCACTAACCACTTCGGCACGCCAGTTGAGTTTATATTTGTGGGGCCCAGCATTACTCCTCAAGCACAACGTCTATTGCACGAGCCTGTTTCATTTATGACTGTACGACAGTTGCGGGATATGTTATTCCAAGAAGCGCTAGATAACACTCCTTCTGAAGGTCACTGGTATATACATAAGTGTAAGGAGATGCTGCCTCGCCTATGGAGCTGATTAGCTATTGATATACCTCCCTGTTGTCAGAGAGGTAATTGATAATAGACGTAGTTCATTAGGGCTTACTGTATGTAGTTGAGAGTGAGGCGGGCCCCTCGTGATATAATCGACTGACAGACAAGCTTCTCCCATTGCCACTTTTACCCTCTCCCTCTACCCCTATGGCAAAAAAACTATTCTTGATTGCGGTCGACCCTGAATCCGATTTTGGTAAATCTCTTAAGTGGTTTCTTGAGGAAAATCAACAGGCCGACAAGGCTTTGTGCGTTGATGTTGATCGTGATATGAATTTTGTTGCGTCCAAGAGTCAATCAATCTCCTTGCTTCCTTCGATTAAGGGGGTCTTCCTGTAATGCGGAGGCGGGCCCCCTCGTGATATACTACACTGTTTACCGTAGTAGTTTATTTGTATATGCCGTTGGCACTATTAGTGCTGTGGAGTCATTGGTATATACTAACTTATGCAATCTGATTATAAACCCATCCTCGTGTTCTGTATACTGTAGCTTCAGTGTGTCGAACAGGTATCTCATCAGCTGGACACTGCGGGCCTCTTTATTAGGCCACGTTACCATATCAATCTCTACGCTGATGATGTGTTTTGTGAGGCACGCGTACCTATTAATGTTGATATGCTCGTCTGGCGATGGATATAAAACGTAAGAGGTTAATACTTTCATAGCTCTCCTTAGTATTATGGTATCTCTAATGGGGGGGGGCCTATATTAATTCTGAATGCAGAATAGCGGAATCGAACCGCTCTAAGCCGTCTTATGAGGACGGTGCCTCCACCTATCGGCCAATCCTGCTTGTAGTGCGGCCCTAACTGGGGGGCCGCGTTATATTTAGTATGCCGTTACTTACCCTTTCTTATCAATCTATCTGTATTCTTGTCCCAGGCTGCTACATAGAAGTGATGTAACAACCTGTGAAGCAAAATTACAAGGAAGATTAATCCACCAATCTGCGAAAGCAATAAAATCATTATCTTCCTCCTGAGTTTAATTCTCGATAAGGTTTACTGTATGCAGGATAGTGGAGTCGGTTACATCATTCCACCTATCCTTATTATG